AAGGCGAAATAGAGAATGAAGATTTTTTACTTGAACGTTGTGAAAATTACGATGCTGACTTACCGGAAGGTGTATTAATACTTACAGCAGGGGTTGATGTTCAAGATGATAGATTAGAATATGAGATAGTAGGATGGGGGAAAGGTGAAGAATCGTGGGGGATTGAATATGGTGTTATTATGGGAAGGCCAGATAAAAAAAGTACATGGAATTTATTATCTGATAAATTAAGCCAGACATATAAATTCAAAAACGGAGTTGGATTTAGCATAGCTTGTGCTTGTGTTGATTCAGGAGGACATTTCACTTCTGATGTATACGCATTTTGCAAAAAAAATGAACATCGTCGCATATTTGCAATCAAGGGGCAAGGTGGATCCGGAATACCTTTAGTTTATAAAATATACCGTAGCAAAAATGAAAATGCTGCGGTATTTATTTTAGGGGTAGATTCTGGAAAATCTACAATAATGGGACGATTAAAAGTTCCACAACGAGGAGACGGGTATTGTCATTTCCCGAGCAATGAAAACAAAGGGTATGATCGCATATACTTTAAAGGCCTAATTTCAGAAAAACTTGTAAAACGTAAGGTAAAAGGCCAAATAAAAGTTGGATGGGAAAAGATAAGTACCAGTAATACAAAAAGAAATGAGCCTATAGATTTACGTAATTATGCTTTTGCTGCATTAAAAATACTTAATCCAACATTTGATATGCTTGAAAATAGATTAAAAAATATACAAATAAACGAACAAAATCCTCAAAAAATAGCCCAAAAAACTAAAAAAATAAGACGCGGAGTAATAAAAAAAGGCATTGAGTATTAAGAAAGTTGGTGATTTTATATGTTAACGCGGCTAGAACGGACTCAGGAAAGATTAAATGCTTATTATGATGCAGAACTTGCTGTATTATCAGGTCAATCATATAGAATTGGCTCAAGAGAAATGACAAGAGCTGATTTGGGAGTTATAAGACAAACAATATCGGATTTAGAAAATCAAATTGATGAATTGCAGTCTATTAAAGATGGTAGAGAACGAAGAGCGGCATTTAGGATAATACCAAGAGATTTATAAAAGGAGAGATGATGTATGGAAATTTTAAACTTGCAAGCAAATGTTATGCTGATAAAAACTTTCGATAATCCAATATCAAAAATTATATTAAAAGTTTTAAGTGGCGGCACTGTTTATGTCAAAGATACAACCGTAACGGTTGAGGGTAGTAATTCTTTTGCAATAAATGTTGGCGAACGCACGACAATAGAATTTTGGGATGTATCAGTATTGAACTTTATTTCCTCTGAAGATTCTGTAATAGAATACGAGGTTGAAAGTGAGTTTGAGCTTACGAAATATGTGACAATTGGCGCTACTGAAACAATAGTAGATTTCGAAGAAACTATTAAGAATGTATTAATTCAAAACACATCTTCAACTGCTACGATTTATCTAGCAGTTAACCGGGAAGCAGAAGCAAAAGGAACAGGAACAATACCATTAATGCCTAAAGGTGTGCTTGAATGCTTTGATGAAGGATGCAGATTTTTACATTTGATATCCGACACCGAAGGAACTGAGGTAAGTATTAAAGTTTCAAAAGAAAGCAGGTGATTGTTTTGAAAATACATTATAGCGGTGGTAATGCTAATTTTCCTGATGGCGAAATAGGTCAAGTATTGACCAAAGCTGAATCAGGAGTTGTATTTGCTGATGGAATTCCGGGTCCAAAAGGAGATAAGGGTGATAAGGGTGATAAAGGTGATACTGGGGAACAAGGAATACAAGGCGAACAAGGTTCTCAAGGTGTACAAGGCATACAGGGTCCTGAAGGAATGCCTTCGGTTACTACAGAGGTGACAGATGATGGGACAATAACACTTGAAGCAAAAGCAGCTACATGTGAAGTGTTTGTAGGTGATATGGAAGCCTATGCCGAATTCAAATTCAAGACTAATGGTACAATTGAAATTCTTAGTCAAGAAGGAAATATTGCGGTAAGTGATTTGGATAATAATCTATGCATTTACAATAATGCAGGCACGGTTACTATCAAAAACAGACTGGGCACTGCTAAAAATATAACAAGAAGAGTGACTTATGGATCTTAGGAGGTGTTGGTGTAGTGATTATTAAAGATAAACTACTTAGAAGAAAAACTATAGATCCAATTATTTCTCAAGGAAGACTTATTATTGATGCACATAGAGGCGATAGCAAGGGTTACCCTGAGAATTCAAAGATTGCATTTGATTCGTGTGTGTTGAAAAATATTGATGGTATTGAATGTGACATAGTTACTACTTTTGATAATGTAGACATAATAAGTCATGACAACACATTTGACAGGCAAACAAATTACGCTGGCACTATAGCTAATACACTATACGAAGACGTTATGCTTGCAAAGATTGATTTGCTTATGACAACTAGATATAACAAAGAAGACCAAAGGATGATGACATCTAAAAAATGGTTTAAATCCTATGCAGGAAAGGGAATTTTGTTCCCTGAAATCAAGGGCAGTGATGTAAATGTCGCCCTGAGAACTGCAGAGCTGATAACTAGATATAAAATAGAGAATTCTACAGTATTACATTCGTTCACGGCGTCGCTATTGTTAGCGGCATACAATTACAATAATAAAATTAGAACGGCTCTAAACGCAAGTACGGTAACAGCAATACAAACATTATTAGATAATCATTGTTGGGGTGTTCACCTAAGTTCTACAAGCGGTCTAACTGCACAGAATGTTATTGATTATCACAACGCAGGATTCAAGGTGGGTGTATGGACTGTGGACACCTATAGAACTGTGAAGCCCTTTGTTGATAAGAATGTGGATTGGATAACAACAAATGACCCTAAATATATCGAAGATTTATTTGTTAATAATAAGTATGTCAATTTAAATAACAGCCCTATTACTAAAGTGTTTCCAAGATATGAGCTAGGAAGTGGTTTTGTTAGAGTTGGACCAAATAATGCTACAATTACTGCACTCAATCCAAACAGAATAGGATGGTCAGTTAAAAATGATGTAGATAGTCCACATAGAGTATTTACTTGGGGCGAAAGGTTAGATGGCACACAGAGTTTTAAAGTAAATTTTAATATGTATGTACATCAAATAGCAACAGACCTAACACGATACTGGGGCTTCTACTGGGGTATGGATGGCGATGCTATAGACACTACTTTTGTGGCTGGGAACTATCTATTCAATGCTTGGTATATTAATTACCGTGCAAAGGGATCTAGCACTGATGGGCAAGGGATAATAGGTAGACGATGGGTTGGTGGTTATTCGGATGATTTAGTTGATAATACATTTCCTGCTTACACTACAGGAAACAGTATTGACATTGAGGTAAAAGTTGAATATTTGGATTTAGTGACTACAAGAGTGACTTTAAAATCTACGAAATCAGGTACCTCTAAAGAGATAACGTATATCTACAGTGATGTAAATATACCAAGAGCAGGGTTTCTATGTCTTAACGCTCAGAAGCATGGAGTTTCATTTACTAAGCCAGTGCTTACTTTATTGTAATAGGAGGGGAAATTGACATGTTTTTAACTGTGATTAAAATAACTGATACGCAATTTTATATTTCAATAGGGGCTAATAATCCTGGAACAAATTCAGAGGGTTATAAGGTTGTGTATGGTGATAGACCTGATGAGTGGATGGACGTAGAGACATTTAGAGCTGCATATCCACATACGCTATCAGAAGATTAAGAAAGGAGGTAAACTATGACAAGAGTAAATGACCCTTTACTATCAGGACCTACAGTAAATGAAGTATTAACATCATTAACATCATATATGGTCGCAGGGAACTGTGGCAGTGCAGGGGTGGTAATGCCTGAAAACTCTATGAAAGCCTTTCAATACTGTATAGATACAGGAGTTGAAGCAATCCTTATCCCGATAAGAAAAACTGGTTCGGCTTCTTATATCGCAATGAAGGATGCAACACTACAAAGAACAACCAATTACACAGGAAATGTAATAGATTCCAATGATGATGATCTAAAAATAGCACAAATAGATAATTTCACAGCTTCTGCACAGATGGACAAAATATATATTCCATTTCTAAGAGAGATATTTGTAGCTTGTGAGAGAGACTGCATTTATCTTTTACAACTGCAGAATGATTTATCTGCCGCAGATGTTGCGGAAATTGTCGGTATAGTAGAGGAATACAATGTTACTGATAATGTTATATTCTTGAGTGAATATGCTACTTTACTTGATGCAGTATTATTCGCATTACCCCGTGCTAAAACCGTACTAGTGTCTGCCGCTGCCCCTGCTGTCCTAGATCTAGTAACTTATTGGGGTGTGCAAGTACCATATTCTGCTTTGACACAGCAAAATGTTATTGATTATAAAACTGCAGGAAAATTTGTCGGAGTAAGTGATGTTAACTTTGCGTACATTGCAAGGGATTTTAAAGGTTATGGTGCAAACTGGGTAGTATCAGATATGCCGTTATACATAAAACAAATGCCAGAGGGGTATAAGACTAAGCCATTTACGTTTGATATGCCAAGGTATAAGTATGGGAGTGGCTTCATGAATGATCCATTGTCTGCACCAACATTGTCGTTATTGTCAGAAAACCCAAGAAAATGTGGCTGGGATACAACAAATGAAAGTGCTGAAAATCTCGGAAGGGATGCTTTGGTACTGGGTTATGCAAAGCCTGATGTTACAACATATACGCTTAACGTCACAGTAAAATTTGAGGCGGAAGTAGCGGGGCAACCAGCTTTTTATGCAGGATTATACCTTTGCCTAAATAAAGATTATGCTTATCCATACTGGGAGACCGATCCTGCTATGTATAAGACGTCTGGGTATTCATTCACGCTCAGGCAAAATGGGGAAGTCGAGGTAAATAAATTAGTTGAAGGTGTTGGTAAAACACAGCTTGTATTAAATAACTGGACGCCGATAGTATTAAATCAAGAAGTACCGATACGGATCGATGTAACACCTACTGTAATCACGATAACTAGAACAGATAATAATGAAACAATAACATTTAATGACCCTGATATGGATAGAAGAGGATGTTTGGGATTATTGAGACGGGGCCACGGATTTAGTTTTTACAATATAAGTTGCGCGTAAAAGGAAGGTGATATAATTGAATATATTTGACAAAGCAATATCGATGATTAGTCCTGAAAAAGCCTTGAAGCGTACAGTTGCACGCACAAGACTTAATTTTTTGAATTCAGGGTATGACTCATCAGGAGCAAGCGTGCATAAAAAATCGTTAAAAGGTTGGAATGCATTAAGTAAAAGCCCTCAAGAGGATATAGATGCAAACTTATACACATTAAGGCAACGCTCAAGAGATTTATATATGTCTGCCCCAATTGCTACATCTGCAATAAAAACAAACAGAACAAATGTAGTAGGGGCAGGACTGAAACTTAAATCAAGACTCGATTTTAAAAGCCTAAGGCTAACAAAAGAACAGGCAGATTTATGGGAGCAACAAACAGAAAAAGAATTCACTCTATGGGCAGAATCGAAATGGTGTGACGCTACTAGACTTAATAATTTTTATGAGATTCAACAATTAGCTTTTATGAGTTGGTTAATGAATGGAGATGCATTTGGATTAATAAAAAATCAAAAACCAACATTATGGATGCCGTATGGGTTGAGAATACATCTGATTGAAGCCGATAGGATTAGTACTCCAAATACACAATCGTCAAATTTATTAGGGACTATGGGGACAATTGGTAAAACAACAAATGGAAATGATATTTATAATGGTGTTGAGATAGATTCTAATGGTGCAGTTGTAGCTTATTATATCTGTAATAGATATCCAAACAGTTACATTAAGGGCATTACACAGGAATGGATAAGAGTCGAAGCATTTGGAGCAAATACAGGCAATCCAAATATATTGCAACTGATGGAATCAGAGCGATGTGAGCAATATAGAGGTGTGCCATACTTAGCTCCGGTAATAGAAACCCTAAAACAAATAAGCAGGTATACCGAATCAGAATTAATGGCTGCCGTAGTGCAGTCATTTTTTACAGCATTTATAAAAGTTGAGGGCGATAAAACAAAAAATCCCTTTAATGATGTTATAGGAGATGCTGATAAAATTGAAGATGAATCAGATCCGGCATCATATGAGTTAGGCGCCGGGACAATAAATGTGCTTGGAACTAACGAAGATATAGTATTTGCAGACCCTAAGCGTCCAGCAAGCGGATTTGATGCATTTGTGGCTGCAATGTCAAAGCAAATTGGAGCCGCATTAGAGGTACCTGTTGAATTACTGACCAAATCATTTATGGCGAGTTATTCGGCGTCTCGTGCGGCATTATTGGAAGCTTGGAAAGCTTTTAAGATGCGGCGAACATGGTTTGCAAATGATTTTTGTCAGCCTATATATGAACTGTGGTTATCTGAAGCAGTAGCCCGAGGACGAATTAACGCGCCCGGGTTTTTTAACGATCCGGCAATTAAAAAAGCTTGGTATGGTAGTGAATGGATAGGTCCAGCACAGGGGCAATTAGACCCGGTGAAAGAAGCTAATGCCGCAATATTAAGAGCTGAAAATGGTTTTTCTACATATGAAAGAGAAACAACTGAACTCACGGGGGGCAATTGGGATGATAACATCACCCAAATTACACGAGAAAAAGAATTATTAAACAAAATAAATCCAAAACAGCAAGGAGGTTTAAATAATGAGTAAATTTTGGAATTTTAAAAATATTTCAGAAACTGAAGCAGAGCTTATGTTGTATGGAACAATCTCTGAAAGTTCATGGTTTGATGATGTTGTTTCTTCTAAACAATTTTCGGATGATTTAAAAGCATTGGGCGATGTGAAAAACATAGTAGTAAGAATAAATTCCGGTGGCGGTGATGTATTTGCGGGGCATTCAATATATCAACAACTCAAAGACCATCCGGCAAAAATTACCACTAAGATTGAAGGATTAGCAGCATCAGCGGCAAGCGTAGTATTCATGGCAGGAGATGAAAGAATTGCACCATCAACGTCATTTTTAATGATACATAATCCTGCTTCCGCGGCATGGGGTGAAGTAAAAGATTTCGAAAAAATGATTGAAACATTAAATGTAATAAAAGATGGAATTGTTAATGCTTATTCTGAAAAAACAGGAATTGATAAAAAATCAATTTCAAAAATGATGGATACTGAAACCTGGATGACCGGTGAGGATGCTGTAAAAAATGGATTTGCGACAAGATTACAAAAAGAAGCAGATAATAATCTAGTATTGAATGGTAAAATGTTGATAGTTAACAATGTAAATCATGACTTATCAAAATTTAAAGTAATTCCAAGCATTCTACAAATTAATGCAAAACAGGACGGGGCTGAAAAGCTGCAACCTGATGCAAATATATCAAACAAATCACGGGAGGTGGACAAGGCTATGGAGATAAAAACTATAGCAGATTTAAAAACAGCATATCCGCAGCTTGTTAGTGAAATTGAAAACATAGCAGCTTCGGAAGGTGTAAAAAATGAAAGAGCGAGAATTCAGGATATAGAAAAAATTGCTAAAAATATAAATCCTGATCTTGTAAACAAGGCAAAATTTATTGAGCCTACAGATGCAAAAGATTTAGCGTTTCAGGCACTACAAAATGATGCAAAAAATGCAGTCAATTATTTGAAAAACGCAGAAGATGATTCTAAAGAATCAGGAGCAAACGATGTTAAAGCGTTACCGAATGAACAAGAAGATGAATTTTCGAAGCAAGAAGCACAAAATAACGCAGTAGAGTTTATAGCTGCTGGCGGAAACAAGAGAAGGGGTGGTAAATAATGACACAAGAACTTTATAGCCAAATAGGAGAAATAACTCCTGACAATCTAATTGCTGGTACAGATGATATAAGAGTAAAAGGCGTTATAGTGGCATCAGGTCAAGGCACTTTAGCACGTGGAAGCGTACTTGGATTAATTACAAAAACAATTGGAACACCTGTTCCGGATGAAGGGAATACCGGAAATGGAACAATAACAGGAATAGCGCTAAAATCAAAAGCTGAAATTGGTAATTATATTCTTGAATGCATTGAAAAAGGATATGTTGCAGCTGATGCAGGTGTTGGAGCCGCTAATGCAGGTAATACGGGTAACGGTACAGTAACAGCAGCACCGGCAACCGGTAATGGCTGCATACAGGAAGGAACTGATACAGGCAAATTCCAAGTAGAAGATCCAACTGGAATAGTAATAGGTACGGCAACAGTCGGAGCAGAGTTTGTTACACATATCATATTTACCATAACAGATGGAAGCACTGATTTTGTGGTAGGTGATGGATTTACCGTAGTAGTTGCAGCAGAAAGCGTAGGAAATGATGGTGTGTTTACTATAAAAACTCCATCGGGCTATATACTTTCTAACAATGCAAATGTTGGTGCTGCATTTGTATCGGAACATATTAATCTTACTATTAATGATGGAAGCACTGATTTCGCAGTTGGTGATAAAATTACATTACCAATTGCGGAAGGTTCCGGGAAATAGCGTAAACGTTGACGGTACTCAATTTGCCGATTGCATATTAACCGATGACGTAAACACAACTGATGCAGATGTAACCGCTCAGGCATATATGACTGGATTATTCAATTCAAATGCATTAACATTTGGCGGAAATGATACAGCAGCTGATCACGAAGCAACACTTAGAACAAAAGGAATATTCTTAAAAGAAAATATAGCATATTAAGGAGGATAATTATCAATGTCAAACACAATAAATATTTATGATACCAGAACAATGATGGCCGCTATCGAAAAAATGAAGCCGGCTAGAACATTTTTTAGAGATACGTTTTTTAATAGAGTAGAAACATATCCTACTGAAATGATTGATGTAGATTTTAAAAAAGGAAAAAGAAAAATGGCTCCATTTGTTGCTCCGAGAGTTGGTGGAATAACAATTGATAGACAAGGATTCATAACTAGAACATACACACCGCCAAGAGTAGCACCTCAGAGAGTATTAAGCAAAGATGATATTAGTAAAAGAATGATGGGGGAAGCAGTATATAGTAGGATAACCCCTGAACAAAGATCAGCTGAAATTCTTGGAAAGGATTTGGCTGAACTTGATGAAACTATAACAAGAAGAGAAGAGTGGATGTGCCGAGAAATTTTAATAAACGGCAAAGTTGTCATGAAAGGATTAATAGATGACATAAGTGGTAGTTATATTGAACAAGAAATTGATTATAATTTAACAAATAAAGAAACTTTAACAGAAGGTGCAAAATGGGATGCGGAAACGTCTACTAAATATGATGATTTAGAAAGATGGAGAAAAGAAGTTATAAAAACATCTGGTTACGCTCCTAATGTTTGCATAATGGCATCAGATGTAGCAAAATTATTTGTTCAAGATACTGATATTAAGTCAAAATTTAATATGTTTAATATGATGTTTGGGACAATTCAGCCGAGAATAATTAATGATGCTGTTACATATTTAGGAACACTCAACGGATTAGGGCTTGAAATATATAGTTATGATGAGTGGTTCTTAGATGATGCCGGAGTAGAGCAACCAATGATGCCTGAAAAACACTTGTTGCTTGCAAGAGTAGGTATGGGTAAAAGAATTTATGGAGCAGTAACTCAAATGACAGACGCCGGTGAGTTTGCTACATTTGAAGCTGAAAGAGTGCCTAAGATATGGGCTGACATGGAAAATGAAGTTAAAATGATTAAAGTAAGCTCAAGGCCATTACCTGCCCCAGAAGACATAGACGATTGGTATGTTGCTGAAGTATATTAATAAAAAAAATAAAAAGAGGTGTAAAAACTAATGAGCATACAAATTAAAAGATTTAAAGTAAGGCATAATGGTAAATATTATTTACCTGGACAAACATTGAGTCTCTCACAAGATGAAGAGACTCGACTTGTATTGGGAGGATATGCTGAATATATAAAGCCAATTCAAGTTGAAAATAATATTACTGTAGTAGATGTTGATAGTAATATTATGATTAATACCGATATACGAGTGGCTAATAGTGTTAATAATAGTGCTAATGACGCCATCGAGAGTGACACTTCTGAATTAAATATTAATTTTGATCCTGATGAATATGTTAAACCTCAAAAAGAATCAAAAAGAAAGAAGTGATCTTTAAATGTCAGAATTTAAAGAATTTGCAGCTCTTGATTTAGATACTTTCATTAACGATGACTTTTTCGGAGAATATCATAATATTAATGGCCAAAATAAACTCGTCGTACTAGATAAAGAACAATTATCTTGGCGCAGAATGAAAGATTTTGACGGAAATATAATTGGAAATATTCTATATTATATTAAAGTATCTGACTACGTGGGTAGAAGTCCTAAGTCTGGAGATGCCCAAACTTTTGATGGTAAAATATGTACTATTATTGATGTAAGAGAAGACAATGGCTTATATGAAATAATCTTAAATAC